CGTGCCCTGTGCAAAAAGAAAAAGACTAGCTTGACTAGGCTAGAGGAAAAGCTCGTCCCTTGTATCGTGCAGTTCCTGCTTTAATTTTTTGTTTTCTTCATATAGGTTTTCCGTCATGGTTTTCTCTCCTTTATATAATTTATGAAAGCGTCAAGTTGCTCTGCATTTAGTTTCATAAGTAAAGAAATTGCAAGTGCTTCCTTTTCTTTTCGCTCTTTTGTTTTTATTTTCGCATTATTTTTTGTAGTTGTCAATGGTTCTTTTTTCATCATAATTCCCCCAAAACTAAATAAGGTTGTGATGCTTAATGAAATTTGGTGTACGAAAGCCTTCATTTAAAAAATCTATTAAGGCCAGAACAACAGGTCGCATAAACCGCGCTGTAAAACGTGCCGTCCAGTTCATCGACCCGAAACGCACCGCCGCAGCGCAGAGCCTTTTCACCACGTTGGTTCTCACCGAGTGCGAATAACGCCACGCAAAAAAAGGAGGTCCCCATGGAAATCACAATTACCGAATACGCCGCCCGCCACAACCGCAGCCCCGTCACCGTCCGCCAAAAGGCCCTGCGCGGCGGCTTCAAAACAGCCCGCCGCGTCGGTCGTGACTGGCTCATCGACGAAGACGAACCCTACACGGACAACCGCCTTGCAGTACCCCCGCCGCCGGACCTGTGGCAGTTTACCAGCGGTCACCGCTGCGACACCATCAGCGACGCGGGCGCGGTCAAAATCGCGAATGATTCCTTCTCCGTTCTGATTCCAACCGGCGCAGGCGACGGCGACTCCGCGTTTTGCATCTATAACGATGGCGAGATAGACACCGCGTCCCTCACTTATTTCACCTTGATTTCCGGTAAATTCAACATCTACGACTACGATTGTGGCAGCACCGTCGCCGAAACGGTCGAGGGTTCCTTCCAGGTCTACTACTCCTCCGGCATCGTGTTTTTTATAAAAACAGAATAAAAAAAACAGCGGTCGCACCGGGCAAACGCCCAGCACGACCGCTGTTTTATATTTTCCTGATTTTATCCACGACCGCCCGCACCAACCGATTTACCGTGCGCTCGCTGCAGTTCATTTCCGCAGCGATCTCCGCGTTGCCTAAGCCGCGCCGTCTGTAATCCAGCACCGCCCGCTCGTCGTCGGTTAGCATAAAGCATAGCCTGTTATACATCGCCGGGTCGACACAAAAGTCAAATCGGCGCACAGGCGGAGTCAGTCGTCCTTAGTGCTCTGCTTCACGCACTGGTTGGCGTAGACCGCCCCAGCCGCGCACAGCACGCCTTGAATGATAGCTGTGAAAACCGCCATGGCCGCGTCCTGCCCGCCGCCGATGGGCGACGTCGCCAAAACGTACAGCGCGGCCAGCACAATGCCCACCGCGGCCAGCACCGCCGGGATGCGCTTGTCCGCCACTGCCGTGCTGGTTTTCAGGCAGTATCCCACGAAAATCAGCGCCGGAATCAGTACCAGCAGTTCAGGCTTGATGTAGTTCATGTAGTCGATGTTCATAGTTTAACTCCTTTCTCTAAATCATGAATTCGTGTTTCATGGTTTTGCAAAATCTCGTCTTGCTCTTCGTTGTGCTCCCACAACCGTTTATGGTTCGCACTGTTGCTCCTGTCGTTATCCTGCACCTGCTTTACCACACTGTCCAGCAACGCCTTCAACTGCGTAATACTGGCATTTAGTTTTAAAAGCGGTGTTGTGACAGTGGCAATCAGTCCAGCAAGTACAACAATGTCCTTGACGATATCCCAATCTGTCATTTTTCACTTCCGTTCCGGGCGTCAGGCCCATTCAGATTTATACAGCCCGGCATCCGTCAGGCCGCGCTGTTTGCACAGCAAGTAGATTGCATCTGCATCCCCCTGGCTCACCGGCCCGATGGTGATTACTTGCAGCTTGCTTGCGGGCTTGTCCACTGCTGGCAGGGCCTTTACCAGATGGTTCAAATCAACCACGGCAGTGATGCCCGGCACGCTGCCCTTTGCGGTCTGGCTATACTGGTGAATGTATCGTGGCAGGCTCGTGTCGTAGTTCGTGCGCGTGTCGGCAAGCCATCCGATGTAATCTTCACACAAATAGGTGTAGTCGATGTTTGCGCTTGCGAACGCCGTGAAGGTGTAGATGCCTGCCGTGAATCCGTGCGCTTTGGCCCTCTCACAAAACGCCATTGCAATTGCCGTGCGCTGGTCTTTCGTCAGGTTGTCGGCGCGGCCATCGTGCTCGCCGGTCTTGGTTGTGTGTCCCCATTCGCTGTCGAAGAACAAGGGATAGCCTGTCGGGGCCAGGCTTGCGCAGAAATCCGCTTCAGTGCGGGCTTCTTCCACCGTGATGGCCTGCGAGAAGAAGTAAAAGCCGAACAGCTTTCCGTTCGCTTTCGCCCCTGCAAGGTTGGCATCGTACTGCTCATCCTTCATCAGCTTTCCGCTGCCGTAGCCGCGATACCCGATGCGCACCAGGGCGCGGTAGGGAACCTTTGCCCAGTCGATGGCGCCCTGATGGTGAGACACATCAATCAGAACTTCCTCGCCGCTGGGCTGTGCAGCGTCTGCGGGTTTTTCTACTGCGTTCTCGCCGGTGCGATAAGTAAACACCTTCCCGCTCGCCGTGGTGAAGTCGTTGTCCAGCCATACCAGCGGATTCGTGCGGCTGCCGTTCAGAATGACTTCAAAATGCAGGTGCGCCCCAAACACATTTCCGGTAGTGCCGCTATAGCCGATGAGGTCGCCCTCTTTGACCTGCTGTCCCAGCTTGACGCAATATCTACTCAGGTGTGCGTATCGTGTCTGCAGGGGCTTCCCCTTGTAGGGCGCGTGCCTGATGCGCACCATGTTGCCATAGCTCTGCATCCCGGTTTTGGTATGGCCGTCCCAGTTCTGCACCTGGTCAACTGTGCCGCCCTCTGCCGCGTATACCGGCTGCGTGCTGGTATTGCTGATTTGGGTGCGCAGGTCGATGGCCCGGTGCAAGCTGCCGTCGTTGTAAAACCATCCTTGTGTGATGATGTGCTGGGCCAGAGGCCACGCCAGCAACACCTCACCATTTGAGAGTCTCATTGATTTTCCTCCTCGTACAGCGGATTTTGAATCTGCTCATTCGTTGCGTTGCCGTCCTGCACCGTTTCAGCGTCCACCGCATCATAATACGCCTGCGCCAGTGCTTCCACTTCGGCAATGTCTGCCTCATCCAGCAGGCCGTTGTCTAGGTGCGTGTACGCCTTGTCAAGCCAGAACGCAACGTCCCGTCTTGCTGCAATCTCCCGCTTGATGCTGCGCAGGGTCAAATAGTGCCGTGCTTTACTCTTGATAGCCATGGTGATTTCTCCTTTCAGTTGATAGAAGCAAATCGCATCTTCCAAATCGGTAATCCTCTTAATGGGGTCTGCACGTCCCGTCACAGTCGCGCTGTCGGCATCGGTCAGCACGGTGTTCGCACCAGCAAGCGCGGGCAACGGTTGTTCGCCTGTCACAGTGAAGGGCGTGGGCGTTGCCAGCTTGTAGCAGATTTCTTGTAAGGGGGATTGAATGTCGCTATTACGCTCAAATTCCCCCAATCTGGCGCTTTAACAATTTGAAGTTGTTCCTCTCCATAGCTGTCAAATGTACCGAGTTCCAGCTTCTCACCATTATCTACGGTGGCATTGTAGCCATCAAGTTTAATAACGTGCACCTTATTCCCCCCTCGGATTTATAAAGATTTTTCTCCACAAGACAAAGTTCCTTGCAGAGACTATAAATTTTATCAGCGTCATCCTGCGAAACCGGCCCGACAGAGATTAGCTGTAACTTGGACTTAGGCTCATCAACTTCTTTGTTAGCAGTTCTCATTTCACGCAATACGGCGGTAGCGGTACGCGGCGACATAGGGCTGCATATTATTATGGGGCTGAGAACCACCGGTTTGTAAAATAGCATTCTTATCTGCAAATTCGCCCGCCCGAGTAAACATTTGGACTGGATAGAATTTCAGGCTAGTCGCTTGACCGTCTGTGGACATTATAGAGTGCCCGTGGCTCGGCATCTCTTCAATGTCCAGTGTATGTTCCTTCTCACCGCCAGCACTACCCGCATCATATGCCCCGCCAGCACCCACCGTCACCCGGTCAGTGCCGTACCGTTCCCACGTGCCGTAACCATATACAGCCGCTACTTTTTCGGGCGTGCTCAAATCAGGTGCGCCGGTCAGCCCTGTTCCGTCCCATTCGATAATTCCTCCAATCGGCACATACGGATATTTATACGGATTATCTACCATTACTGGCTCACCTCCAAAACAAACACCGCCGCGCTCGTCGGCGCTGCGTTCGTATAAAACTTAACCACCCCGGCTCCGGGTTCCAGCGCGGCTACCATCCGCACCGCATCCGTAACTCGGGTTCGGCCACTTACGGCAATCCGGCTGTCCGCCGTCACCCCGGCTACCGTGACTGTGGCGCAGGTGGTGTACCTGCTCATGCCGCCGTCGTCCCAGGACACTATGTAGCTGCCAGCCGTCCAGGCGCTGGCTGCCACTGTAACCGTCACCGGCTTGGGCAGTTTTGCGTCAATTTGGGTCTTATCGTAATAATTCGCAAACTTACTGCTTTGGCCAGTGTCCTTCCAAACCCCGGTATCGCTGTCCCACACCCAGATTGTATCAGTTTCGCCCACAATGGCCCAGTTTCCGTCATAGCCGGTATCGTGGGCCGCGTACAGCGCCTCGTAATTTGGGTACCACCCAACCGCGCCCTGGCTGACCTGCTGGGCCAGCGCGGCGTAGTATTTGGCGTTGTCCATGCCCTCGCCGGGGCGGGATGCCGTATCGCCCACGGCCCAGCTGCGGGCCTCTTTTGCACTGGCCGCAGCGGCCTTGGCGTTGGCAGGTGCGGCCTTGATGGCCTCGATGTTCTCGTGCACGTCATGGATGCCCGCCTCGTTATCCCGCACGATTTTGGCGTTGGCGGCCACCTCAGCGGCCAGCACCTGAATGGTCTTGTATTCATCCGTGCTTTCAAGCATCCCATCCTGCACCGGGTTCCTGTCGATGTCCAGCCGCAGGGCGGCCATACCGGCCACACCACCGCCCGCCAGCACCTCTACCACCGGGGCGAACGTGCCGCAGCAGGTCGTCATCTGGGCAGTCACGGCCATATAAACTGTGCTGCGGTCACTGCTCACGCCCAGCGCAGGGTTGTAGACATAGTGCCCGTCTTTTTTATCCATTCTCAGGTTGACATCCGCGCCGGTTGGCAGTGTCCAGGGCTGCCCGCCCTTGTACAGGGCCACGGCCAGCACCGGGAGCGTATCGTCGTACTGTACCAGATGCACCGGCTGCACAACGTCGCGCCGGTCAAAATCCGCCCGCGTCGCCTTGATAAGCGCTTCTGCAGGTGGGCTGTAATTGGCTGCCGTCATTTAAAAACACCTCACTGTATCATTCTGCCGTTGACCAGCACATAGCCGTCTCCGGAGCCGTCCACGCCCAGCTGCACCTTCACATTGCCGCCCGCGTCGCTTATCGCGATAGCGCCGCCCTCATACTGGCCAGCCATTGTGACGTTAGCGATCATATTGTTGGGGTTGCCGGCCGCCGGGCCGTACAGCACGAGTCGGCCCACGGCGTTGTTGCTGCCCCATGTAGACATAAACGCGCCCATGTGCCAGTTTCCGTCGTTAGTCTTGCGGTACATTTCAATTTTTGCGTCGTTGATGACGCACTTGCTCTCCGACACCGTCGAAGTGAATTTACCGGTGATGTCCACAGACCCGTCCGAGCCGATCTTAAAGTTGTCGCTATTCACAACCAGCCCGCCATTAAAAGTCGTGACGCCCGTGTCCAAATTGGACACAAACTTTCCGTTGGTGGACTGCAGCACGCCTCCCCGGATAAGATTCGCACTCATAGTCCCGGTTGTGATGAAATCGGCGTTGATTGCACCGTCCATCGTGGCGGCCAGCCGGTACGGCCCGCCGTAGCCACTGCTGCTGTAACCCCAACCGGCCAGATTCCACCGCCAGACCTTGGTAGCCTTTTCAATTTCTGGCTTGTCCATCACAAGGATTTCGTCCGGCTCATCCGCGCCGGTGGAGCTGTGCAACACCACATAGCCGCCCAGATTGCCGGTGATAAGCTGTGTGGCACGGTCAATGGCCCGTTCCAGGTCGCTGCGCGTCTTGTTCACGGTGCTCTGTACTGTCTTGCCCATGTCGGCCACAGTGTTGGCCAGATTGCTGCGTGCGTCTCCCAGCTCCACGCTGTCGTAACGTTCCAGCAGCACGTCATAGACCGTTTTGATGCAGCTCGCATCTGCGCTCACGCCCATCTTTGCAAACTGCACATGGACGGTATCGCACAGGCTCACCCGCTCCAGCAGGGCCATGTCGGCATATTCGGCGGTCTGTTCCAGCTGAGCAAAGCTTAATGTCAAACTTACCTTCGGCACGCCCACCTTGTTGGCGGCGATATAATCCAGCGCGGCCTGCCGCAGCTGGGCGGCGGTGGGCTGCTCTTTAATGTCCTGGCTCACGTCCAGCGTCAGCACACGTACAAAATCGTAGCTGCCGCCCGGCACATTCACAACAGGGTTGCCGGTGATCTGGGTCACGTTGCCATCACTGTCCACCCAGTAGGGATAAACGCCGGTGTAGACCTCGGCGCAGCTTTCTTCCTGGGTCAGGTCGGTCAGGTTCTTGCCGTAGCGGATCGTCACGCCGCGGTCTGTGCCGCGCTGGCTGTGCAGCTTGACGGTGGTATTATCCCACTCATACTCGCCGCCGAAAACATCCAGCACGCTGCCCTCCACGCCGCCCAGCAGGCTGCGCAGACTGCCCGGCACGGCCACGGCAAAGTCTGCCACCGTCTGGATGTCTGTCCAGAATGTGTAATCACAGCTCACCGCCGCATGGCTTTTGAGCTGCTGCAAGGCGTCAACTGCGTTCAACGCCTTGCACGGTCCAACCGGGGTGCCGCTCAAATCGTAGCTGATGTGCTGCGCGTTGACCGTCACTTGCCCATTGATGGGGCGGCTGATTTTATAAATTCTGAAATACTGCGCCTCGCCGTAGGGGTTCGGCTTTGCCAGAATCAGCCCGCGCAGCGCCAGACTGCTGTAATGCTGCCCGGTGATGGGATAGACCATTTCCAGTTCAAACGCGCCGTTGCGCTCCTCGGTCACGGTGCAGCGCACAGCATCCCGCAGCACCCCCACGCCGTTGCCCTTAAGCCCCGTCGTGCCGTCATAATATCTCGGATAGCTAATGATTTACACCTCCTACAACGTCCACCATCTAGGTGTGATTTCGCACTTGCTAATGCCGCCGCTCCAACTAATTTGTGTAGCTCCTGCCCCCAGAGTTGGAAATTCAGGCGCAGTTACATATTTATTTAAGTTTATCGCTTCTTTATAAGCGTCCATCATTTCGCAGTCTAGATACATCGGCCCGGTGTAACCTGTAACACTTATTTGTGTGCCCCCAACTTGTAATTTGGCATCGCCAGTAACGGTTAGTGCGATAAGCGGAAGGGAAGAGAATACAGTTGGATTGTACAGAGAATCACCGCTTTTGACTTCAACAGCATTTTCGCCGTCTTTTAAGTATTTCTGTGGTTTGCAATCCAACGAAATGGTAAATGGCGCAAGGTGGTTTGCCCGGATATCAGTTTCCGGGAAATTAACCACCCGCGCCATTCTGTACACATTTGGCTCTTCCTCTGTTTCAAGCCTGCGATAGCCTAAAGTAGTTCCACGCAAAAACGCTGAAATTGTTGGTAAAGTGTCGCTCACATCAGCGCCCGTCAGCGCAAAGCATTTCGCAGTTGCACTAACATTACCATAGCTTCCATCCCATTCAGTCAAATCGCCACTGCGGCCAGAAATGGTCGTGGATGTAACCCGGGGTGTCGGTTGGCCGAAAGTAATTCCACTTTGCAACCGAATCCCAACATCAAGGCTACAAATGCCGTCCAACCAAAATCCATTAAGCATATACAGCCGCCTTTCTGTCGCTTTGCGCCTGAAGCTCATACGAAATCTGATTTGCCAGCGCATGTGCCATAGAATTCACATCGGAAAACTGAATGCCGTTAATATCAATGTTGATCGTCATGCCGCCTGCTGTTTTTGCCGTGCCTTTACGGTATTCGTCCGCTTCATCGGCTGTCAGCACCATTTCGCCGCGATGCAGGTTGGCAACATAGTTGTTATACGGAACGAAATCAAGGCCGCCTGCACGGCCACCGGTTGTGCCACTACTGTTGACATCCACATTAACAGAGCGGTTCCCAAACAGGCTGTCCCACAAACCATTGAACCAGCTGACAAGGCCGTCCCAAGCTGCCGAGATGCCGTCAAAAATGCCATCAATGACCGCGTTGCCCATCTGCATTGCGCCTTCTACAATGTCCGGCAAATGCTCTATAAAGTAAGTCAGCAGGGTCTCCACGATAGATGCAGCAGCAAGCATAATGTCCGGCAAGTGTTCCGAAACGCCCTCTACAAACGCAATCAGCATTTGTCCGGCAGTGTCAAGCATCTGCGGCAAGTTCTCATTCAGCTTTGAAACCAGCGTCAAGACGATTTGCAAGGCAGATTGTGCAACGGTTGGTAGCATCTGATAGATGCCGTTTCCCAGCACAGTTATAATCTGAATTGCCGAATCAATAAGTTGCGCCGCGTTTGCGCTGATTCCCGTCACAAGCGTCTGCACGATGTTCACGGCAGACTGCGCCAGCTGCGGCAGAACGGTTTCAATCAAGCTCGGCAGCTCTGCCATGATGGGAGGGACAAGGCTCTCTATCAGCTTAGCAGCGCCGTTCAGGGCGGCTTCTATGCGGGGGATGATGTTACTTGCCGCTGTAGTTGCGCTATCCACAAAGTTGCTGATAAGTTGCCCAAAATTGGCATTATCATCGGCAATTCCAGTTACAAGGTTTGACCATGCGGATTTTGTAGCATTTACACTCCCCTGAATCGTTGTTGATGCTTCTTTAGAGGTCGTACCAGTAATGCCCATTGCGTTTTGAACATCATGAATCGCGCTTACAACGTCCGCATAGCTGTCAATGCTGTATTTGGTATAGTTTCCCTGCGCGGCGTTCAGCTTGTTTGCGTCATCAAGTAGACGCTGCATTTCGGTTTTTGTGCCGCCATAGCCGAGCTTCAAGTTGTCTAACCATTTTGTTACCCCCGGTTTCCCGGTATTATAAAAAGCCACGCGCGTTTCCGCACATGGCTTTTAAGGGATTAGACTATATCTTCAACTTTTTCAAAAATCCAGCCTTTTTTATTTCTCTTGCGGTATCGACTGTTGTACTTAATTTCACTGTCAGAACAGTGAAAGTATTCAGCCGCCGCTTGTCTGGATTCAAATAGGACTGTCCTGCCGTCGATATGTGTTGCCCTTACCGGACGTTTCTTATTTTTAATTCTGGAATGATACCCATACGACAGTGCGTTTTCAGAAGGCGTCACCCATCTTAAATTAGAAACGTCATTGTTTGAGCGATTCCCGTCTATGTGGTCAACCCAGCACTTTTCTTTGTTCTCTGGTTTTTCAAGAAAAGCATCAGCAACAAGACGGTGTACATGCTTAGATATTGTAATCCTGCAATATCCACCATTTTTGCTAAGCACCATTATTTGTCCGGTGCTATCTTTCTTAACTCTGCCCTTATTGCTGACTGAGTATCCCGGTAAATCGGGAATCTGTTTCCAAATCTCCACGGCTTTTAATCCTTTCAGAAAAAGTTGGTGCGCACTTCCAACGCCGTACCAATAGGCGTTGTACTCGGTGACGAACCGATAGTCGTTTGACCTTCTATACTTTGTATTATATCGCAATTTCACCTGCTTTGCAAGTGTAACTTTGATATAGCATAGTTTGGCACAGGATAACCATGCTGTAAAAGCCATAAATAGTTTAGGTTTCCCCTGTTAGCACAACTGTCTCATGCAGCCATTTCCTGCCGCCTTTTCAGTTGCACACCCGTGGTAGGTTCACGCACGCTCACTGCATAATCACTTATGCAGCGGACATTAGCTTTATCGTATAATTTTGCTTGGCAAAACCGTTATACGCATCTTGGATAGAAGACATCGCCGTGCCCATTTTATTTGAGTTGTCTGACATATCCGAAATGGCAGTGTTCGCAAGCTCTGCCGCTTGTTCCGTATCGCCGCCCAGACTAGACACAAGCGAAGCTGCAAAGGTTGTTGCTGTGTTCATGTACTCGTTTGCAGAAAGTCCAGCAGTTTTATATGCGTCGGCTGCATACTGCTGAACTTTATCGGCGCTGGTTTTATATAGCGTCTCCACGCCACCTACAAGCTGCTCGTAATCTGCATAACTGCTAATTGCTAGTCCCGTCAACGCCGAAATTGCTGTTGCACCTGCTGTAGTAGCGGCAACGGATACTTTCGCAACGTTCGTAGCAACGTTAAAGATGCCTTTTCCAACTGTTGAAGCGGCTGAACCAACCTTTCCGAACAGTCCCGTTAATCCGCTTGCGCTGCTTTTCGCATTTTTCAAGCCTTTCTCGTATTCGCTGGAATCCAGCGAAATTTTTGCAAAAAGGTCAAATACGTCCAATTACTCGCTCACCTCCTGCCGTTCTTTTGTTTTCAATCCATGCCGCGCCGCAAAGTCTTTGAAATCCGCCTGCACCTGTTCTGGTGTCCGCGTATCCACTTTAGGCGGGTGGATAATGTCAATATATCTCGCTGGCCTGTCCTTTACGCCTGTCACAGCTACCACAAGGCTCCACGCGCTGTCTGTCATGTACACCTTGTACATTTGTTCTTCAAAATCAGCTTTTAAAGCGTAAGGAAGCGCCGACACAAGCGCCTTTGCGCCCAGTTTCGGCATTTTCAGCAGTACAGGGATTACTTGTTCTGCCCGCCACCGAGATACGATTTGAAAAAATCAACAAAACCCTTATCGTTCACCAGGGCGTAAACTTGCTTGCAGGTGATAAGGAAATTCTGCTTGCCGATTTCTTCCACCGTCAGGCCGTTGAACGGTGCAAGGATTGCGTATACATCCTCGCGGTGCTGCTTCAACGCAATGTTCAGCAGCTTAACAATTTTCGCAAGGCCGAAACGCTGCATTGCAATGCGGGTCGTTTCGCCCTTCGGCATCGCTTTCTGCATCTCTTTCACAAGCGCTTCATCATCAATCAGGTTTGTGATGGGCTGCGCGATTTGCAAAACGACTTCCAGCGCTTCATCAGTGCTAAGTTCAGAAAAAATACGCATCAGGCTTCATCCTCCCCGGCCTTGATATACACTTCGCACGGCACAGTGTCCTGCGCGGTAATGGAGTAGTGCGCCGTGTATTCAAAGCTCATCTGGCCTTTTTCCTTGTCGCCCGTCTGCAAGCTGAAACCGCCGGTAGACAGCGTATTTAGCATGTGAATGGCGCAAAAACCGCCATTAGTAGTGCCGTGCTTGTCCGAATAGTCGCAAAGCAGCCACAAATCCGTGAAGTCGCTGTCTTTCAGGTCGTTGCGCGGCGTGATTTTTGAAACCTTGGAAGTAGTCGTAACATCCGCAGCGCCAAGCATGCTTTTGGCATTTTCTGCCGATGCCGAAACATAAGTGCCACTGCACTTGACTTCCCAAGATTCAATCTGCGTCAGCTCTTTCATGTTCTTGGGACAGTTGTCGATGTCCTCGCCGAAGTCGGTAAAGCTTGGCACAGCCGTAAAGTTGATGCCGCCTGTCGTAGCGCCAAGCAGCGCACTTTCTTCCGGCGCAGTACCGGCAGTCGGGTCAAACGTAGTTGCAAGATAGCCAGCGTTCAAGACCAGTTCTTTGAACGCCGATTCTGGGATACGAGTAAATTTCATGCTTTCACCTCAATTTAGGCATAAAAATTCGGCGGTAACATTGATGTACCGCCGTTTTAGGTTTTTGTCTGTGTCATCTGCCAGAGATTGGCAGAACGGGGAGCCGCGTTTTAACCAAATCAAGCCGCCATCTACCGGCAGCGTCACGCCACCAATGCCCAGCGCGTCCGAAAGCTCAAGCGCTTTTGCATTGGGAACAGCTTCGCTCGTGGTACGGAACCACATGTTGACCGTCAACGATACCGCCCCGCCTCCCCATGCGTCAAACACAGCATCATAGGTCAAGTATGGGAGTACAGCGTCATCCGGCACGGCGTTGCTTGCGTAAGCGGTCATAAACCGCCCAAAAAACTGCTGTAATGCAGCGCCCTTTGTCATGTAGGCAATCCCCCCCGCAGTCTTTCAGCCGTAAAACTTTTTAAGCCGTTCAGCATCTGGGAAGCACTTGCCGGGGCTTTCTTTTCTTCCGGGCGGCTCGTGACCCGAAAATATGCCCCGGTAGTCAAGTCCTTGTACACGCTGCCGTACTCAATAGGCACATCTTTCCGCACAATGCCGGTATATACGCTGGTCACGCCCTGCGCTTCGGCCTGCCGTGCTTCAAGGCTGCTGTCCAATGCAACGTAATTCGCAAACTCTGCGCCCTCGCTCCACTCGGTAAAATAGCCGCCCTCGCCGTCAGACTTTGTCAGCTTATCCATAATGATGCAGCTGTGCGAAAAATCATCAAGCAAGCTCATAATGATACCCCACATCGCCATTTGGCTCTCTATCTGCAACGACGCGAGCATTGCTTGCGTTCACAAACATTTCGACAATTTTTAAGCATCCCTCAGCTGTAGATTTGTCAATGTTCATGCTGAGATTTACAGTAACATCGACATCGAGTTTATCGGTTCTCATTACAGTTTCCTCCACTTGTTCAGCCGTGATGCAAATACACCTTGCCAGCACGGCAGAGAGCCGCCAGAACCGCCGCTTGCAGTAGATTTAGTGTAACTATACCCCGCAAAGCTCTCACTCTGAAACGGGCTGTTTGCGGCGCTCTCATACTTGTTGCGCCATGCTTCCACATCCTCAACCAGAGAAATAAAGGCAGCGGGCACAGCCAGCGCCCACACAGTCCCGTCAAACGTTTCATTGGTCAAGCTGCCAGCACCGTACTGGTGCACGCCATCATTGAACACGCTCCCAATAATGCGGAAATATTGCCCCTCAACTAAAAAAGGCAGCGTAATGCTGCCGTCCTTGATGGTAAATGTGCCGCTGTACGCGCCATCCGGGACCTTAAACCAGTTCCGGCACTCTCGCATCAATTCTTCAAGCATTACGCCGCCCCCTTATTACTTTTTGAACTTTGCCAGCACGACTTTGGCTTCGTTGGTCAGAGCCGCAACGTAAAACTCGTCAGCGGTGATCTCGGTGGAACGGTTACGCGGCTTGCGCTCGGTCTCCACGTTAATGCTGCGCTTGCGGTAAATGGTCAGGGCGGGAACATCATCCTCGGTTTCGCTGTCCTCGTTCAGCTTGACGATGGGGCAAGCGTAATAGGAGGTAGCAGCAGCCTTGACCTTATCACCGACAATCAGTGCAGCAGCGCAATGGGGCTGGATGGTCGCCAGATGCTTTTTGGTGGAGGTTTCGGCGGTAGTATCAGCGACAATCTCAATGGTGCCGGTGCTGTTGTCCTTCTCGTACTCAATAGAAGGAACCTTGCGAGATGCCACAACGCGGGTGTTGGCGATCTTGCCGATTTCGCCGGTGACAGCAACGCCAGCCTGATACTTGTCAGCGCTGATAAAATCAGCATCCTTGCGCAGGGTCGCCATCTGCTTGGGGTTAATGAACATGACCTTGTCGCTGTTGATCTCCTCGTTGAACACGTCGATAGCGTCCACAACGCCGCTGTATTTGATAGCGGCGGCAGTGCCGTCATACACCAGCGTAGCGCCCTGCAAGGCTTCCATGCAGTCATTGTCGATTTTGGCAGCGATAGACAGCGCCAGCTGCGCGTTGGCTTCGCCAACAGGGTTGCCGTAGCCGGACAGCACAGCTTCATCGGTCAGGCCAACGCCCTTCATGGCCTTCTTGATCTTGTACTTCTTGTCCTTGGTGCTCATCTTGTCGATGTCAACGTCAACGCCCTCTGCAACGTCCTCTGCGTCACCAATGTAACCGTAAGACGGTACAGTAATGGTATCGCCGGGCACGCCAGCAAGGGTGTCATCCACCTTTGCAAAAGGCGCCACGCGGATTTTGTCAGGGATTTTCGCCGAAATCATATCGGCCATAACTTCCGGGTCAATCAGGTCTGCCAGTTTGGTCAAAATAGTATCTGCCATGTGTTAGTCTCCTTTGTTGTTTGCAAGCTCGGAATACTGCTCCGGGCTTTCCTTCTTAAGTTTCAGTCGTTCGGCATAGCCCATCTTTTTAAAGGCTTCTGCCGTGATGGAACCACTGCCGCCATTGCCTGCGGGCGGGTTCGGTGTGTTTGCGCCCTGTGTGATGGTAGTAACGATGTAGTCGCTGTAAGATTCTTTGAGGCTGGTTTCCAGCTTGTCAGAATCCTTGATAGCTCCTTTTTCGTCCAGTTCCAGCTTGTCCAGCAGGCCATCGCCTTTGCAAAGTCGGGCAACAGACTGCAAGCGTTTGTCGGCAATGCCGACTTTTTTCAGGGCGGTCTCCAACGCCTTTTCTTTGGCAGCAGTAGTCTTTTCGGCGGCCACGCTGGTTTTGTAATCCTCGAAAGCCTTGTGCTCGGATTCATACTTTTCCTTGTAACCGTCATCGCCCTTTCCTTTCAGGTCGTCCAGTTCCTTTTGAACGGCGGGAAGTTTTTCCGCATCGGCTTTATAGCGGTCAACGTCCGCTTTCAAACCGTTTACGGTGTCAGTGTGGGCTTCAATAATGGTGTCCTGCTGTTCTTCGGTCAGCCCCATACCTTTCAGCAGCTTGCGAGTAATAGCCAATGTTTTCGCTCCTTTTCTTCGGTGTCAGTTCTTCGACATTCGCGTTTATATAAAAACAGCGGTTCTTTGCTGTTTTTGCAAAAAGTTTGTAAAAATGCAGCCATTCAAACAAGTTGAAAGGAAACATTTTTTTGGTATAAAAAAGTGGCCGTTTCCAAAATGGAAACAACCACTAAAAAGAGCCGAGAGGCTTATTTGCCTTTCAGCTCTTGTTCAATAATTCTGTTATACTGCGCGGCATGGTCTGCCACTGCGGGCTTGATGTAAGGTTTTGCGCGTTGCCCGTGTGTCAAATGCCAATCGCCGTTTTCGTCTTGATACGTCCACGGCGTTTGTCTGCCGCCCGGATAGTAAATGCCCGTGCCGCACTCAACGTATACGCCGTATTCGCTATTTGTGCCGACATATGCGGCTTTTTCGCCGTCGTTTACCATATGTGTAATGCTGTTTCGTAGTGCGCCCGTTCCGAATTTACCGGGGCTATTGCATAGTTTTTTAGCGTACCCCTCTGCCACAAGTCCGCATTTTTCCAGCGCCCGCTGGCAAGCGGATTCCAGCGCTTCTAATACCTCATCGCTGTGGTCTTCAAGTCGTATCTGCATTGCGTTTCCACCCCGCCCACTCTGCGTAGGTCATATCTTCCACAAGCACAGATTCGCCAGTCTCTGGGTCTTTGGCACGTCTGCCGCCGCTGCTTGTGTCCTCGCCGTCAACCTCTGCAATCTGCGTGCATCGGCAGTTATACACAAGATAGCCCGGCGCGGAAGTGTCGCCCGGGTACATTATGTCGTACCCGTCTACCTTAAACGGCTTGTCTACATCGACCGTCTGCCCATCAAGCATTGCATGTGCGTGGCGCGTGCGGTTGTCCAGCGTTGCCAGCCAGCGTTTTTTGAGCTTGATACCCCTATCCTGCGCGGCACGGTAAGTATCTAGCCTTCCCGCGTTTTGCGCCCCTGTGACCGCCGTTCGCGCCGTTCTTACAGCGCTTGTGCGGTTCATATCCTGCATCCGGCTTTGCAGGTCATTGGCGATTTTCGGGATGCTCTTGCCTTGCAAGATGGAGCTTGTGACGCTGGCTGTAATCTGTTGCTTGCCGTACTTCAAATCAATGCCGCGCTGCAATGCACGCTGCGGTGGATAATACGGCATAAGGTCAGGCTGTTCAACGACCAACCGTCTGACCGTCTGTTCATCCCACAGCGTAAAGTCTGCGCTGTCTGAAACCTGCTCAATCTTGTATGCGGCATAGTTGCGATTGAGCGTGTAAATGCCCGGCGTGGCGTCATTGACATAGGCCACAGCCGTTTCGTTGGCGTTGGTGTATCTTTCTGCCACCTTGTCCCGCAGGGCTTCAAAACGCTTTCCGCGCCCTATCTGCGCAAGCCGCCACTGCTTGTATTCCTGCTCAGTGATTTTTCCTTTTTCCAGCTTTTCCTTCATAGCGGCATCACGCTTCTCGAACTGCTCAAAATAGGCTTTCACAGTGTCGGTCAATTCGTCAGCAGCTTCTTTGTACAGCTTTGCGATGCGCTGTTCCAGATTGGCAAGCTGTTCATCCGTCAGTTTGTGGGCATAATCAGATTTTTTCACGGGTGTAAAGCTCCCATTTGCAATCAGCTGGAAGTTTCCCGGAAATTTCAAAATGGTCAAGCCGTTTCAGTTCTTTTTCCGGGATGTTGTCATCCGCGTAAACCGGAGTAATGGTAAAATCCATCGGTTTTATTCCGTCAATGCGGATGGAATATTCCTTATTCTGTTCCATTCTGCTCATTTCTCTCCATAGGTGTAACGAAATCGGGATTTTTGGTTCTGTCAAGTTCCTCTGCCGCCTTTCGGTCCATCAAATTCTCATACTGGTCTGCGTCGCCGAGAATAGTAAGCAGCTTTTTGGTGATGTACTCATCATCGTAGTACTCCGCGCCCAGTAGCACGGTCTGCGCTTCTTCCTGCTTGTTGATAATCTGGTTGCGCGTGTATGTCGGGTCGTCATCAAGCCCGGCAACCGCCAAAATGCCCTTGATGCAGCGCGTCACGCAACTTTCAAACTTGTCCGTTTTCAGGTCGAGTGGCACATAACTGGCCTTGATGGCCGTTGCAGTTTGGTTGCCAGCGCTGACAGCGGCAGAATCAAAGGCCTGAAAGTCCTCGTATAGCTTTTTGGTGAGCATATCAATAGTCGCCTGCGTGCCTTGGAACGGAGCTTCGATGCTCTGTGGCGTGGCTTTTGCGCCCTCGTCACCGTCAGCATGAGCAACGTGTGTAGTTTTAAGTCGCTCCACAAACTTTGCATCGTCAATTTCATCCATGCCGCCGCAGTTTGTCAACACCCAATAGATGAGGTTGCCCTCATCCACATTGTTTACCATGTTGCTGCTGGCAAGGTCTAGCGCGTCAACGGTGTTTTTCCTGCCGCAAAGTTCGCTGCGTGCCTGTTCCCCGTTTTTCAGCGGGATAATAGGAAATCTGGGATAATTCTCACCGTCATAGATTTCTGTGCCGTCAATCTCCGAGTTCCGAACTTTCAGCTTGTACGGCATCTTCCCGTATAAACTGCGTACTTCACCGTTACGCGGCTTGATGTAGTCAGTGTAACCGTCCATCTCGTACAGCGTTGCCCGCAGCGGTTTGTCCGGGTCAAGCTGCCAGAACCTGATTCCGGCTTTCAGTGCGCCGTCCTCTTCATCGTATAGCGGAACAAACTGCTCCGGCGAAAACACCTGAATATGGTCAAGATTCCAGAATACGAAAGACTGCCCACCAATCAACGCATGGCGGGCAGCATCCATAATATCCTCATCAAACGTGGCGCCAAGCGCCTTTTTTGTGGCGTCTTTGTTAAACGCAACGCCGTTGCCAAGCAAGTAGGAAACTTCCTGATCTACAACAAATCCAAAAAACTTGCTGGCAATCTTGTGGTTTGCTGTGTACATATCGGGATGTGCTTTTCCCTCTAGGTCGTACACCATTTTTTCGTAGCGGTTGATTGTGGGATTTTCGCCCCAATAGTACAGCTTTGCGTCCAGCATGTCCCGCGTCTTTTTCTGGCCTTTAAAATCGTTGATTGTGTCAAACACAAACCCAATGCGGGGACGTTCATCTTCACCGACCGCCACAAAGTCTTGATATGTTCTGATTTTCTTTCACCGCCTATCCGTAAATGCTTTGATACTTCATTGCCGTATTGTCTCCGGCCTTGTTCGCTGTGCTTTCCATCGCATAACGCACCGCGTCAATGTGATGGTTGTTCAAATCTGGGTAGCCTTCCAGTACTTCACCAGTCTTGCTGTCTCGCTCGTACTCGTACTCACTGAATTCCTTTGCTGTGTCCTGGCATCGTTCCGGGTCAATGACAATAGCTTCCAGCATTTGCAGCCACTTTGTGCCGTAGCGAACCGATTTCGGCCCTTTGCGGGCAGGGAATGTTTTCACGCCGTACTTGTTATAGTCGGCGATGGATTTTGGCTCTGCGCTATCCGCGCATACTTTGTCCTCGCGCGTCAGCCCTCTATCCAAAAGCAACTGCGCCGTGTCTCTGTTGCTGGTTCTGCGCCGCGTTAGTTCATCGAAGATGTACAGCGTGCGCCGCGCCGCATCATAGTGCATCGCATTGTATGCCCACGGGTCAGGGTACCAGCCCCAGTCCACGCCGCGCTTGATACGGTCAAAACCTGCAATCTGTTCATCGGTGATTTTCTCAATGCGCAGATTTTCAAATACCGCCGTGCCGCTGCCGACAACCTCGCCAAGATACTCATGCCTGTATGCTGTTTCGTTTGTGCGTTGCAAGTATTCAGCATCGGCCAGAAACCGTTCTCCGAGCCATTCTACGGGCGTTGTTTTGTAAGTGCTATGATGTATCAGCTTTCCATCGCGGGCTTTCAGTGCGTAGCCGTTTGCCCAATTCCGCGCCATTGCTGGCGGGTTGAAGCTCTTGAATGTAATTGACCAGTTACCGCCACGCAAGCACGACTGCTCAACATTTCGTATCTGCTCTGCGCCGTCAAATTGGTCTAGCTCCTCAAACCAAGCAATCCCGATATAGCCAAACGGCATCTTCACAGATTTGACCTTGCCTGGGTCATCCATACCGAAAAAAAGCACCTTTTGCCCAGTTGGCAAATAGGTGCATTCCATCGGGGAGACAGTGCAGCGAAAATGGTCGTGCAAGCCAAGCTCATTTATTGCCCATACAATTTGCGCATAAACGCTTGTGCGCAGCGTGTTTCCTACTTTGCGGAACACTGCTGCGTGGCATTTCGGATGCTTTATGAGCTGCAAAATCAGCTCTATGCTGATATAGCTGGATTTTGTACTTCCGCGCCCGCCCTTTGCGACAAGCTCTTTTACATTGCCAGTTTTGATTTCGCGGTGGACTTCGGCGAAACAAGGGGAAACAATCCCGGATAGCTTACAAGTCATCTATGATTAGCACCTCGCTATCCTGCTGTTGTTCCGGCTTATCCTGCCATCCGAAATTTGCTCGCAAGCTGAACTGTGCGCCGCCGGAGCCGTCTTTGTCATACAGTCTTTCTTCGGCGTACTGTTCACAACGGGTCTTTGCCCGCGTAATCGTGTCATTGAAATCTGGTTTATTTTGGTAATTCAAAAGCGCCTGCCTTGATGCAAAGCCAAGTGCAAGCGCCAATCCTGTCACAGTAGGCGGCTTTTTATCGTCATAGATGATATAGCCGTTTTTATTTCGCATCGGTTCCCCGTTTTTATCTACGAACGGTTTTCCTTTACAGGCTTCAAAGTAGGCATCAATCTTTTCTTGCATTGCCTTTACGCTTCTGTATTTAGGTGGTGCGCCCACCGGATTTTTTCTTGATGCCACTTTATCACCTCGCCTTACAACACAAAAAACCCACACAATTTGTGTAGGCTTGATTCCCCCTAAACCCCTTTGCGCCGGAGGAAAAGCGCGTTCCCTCCCTACCGGTCTCTGCTATGCCGGTCTCACCCGTTGCGGGGAGCAAGTCCGCAACGTAGTTCAGCAGCACTTGTATTCCGCGCGCTTACCCGCGGTCTCTGCTTTGATATTATGGGTTTCGGCGATGCGTAACTGCGTCAGTAACGGAGTCCGCACAAGCAGATGCCGGGCAGACTTTTTCAGGCTCTCGAAGTCCCGTTGCGGTCTGCCATCGCGCCACGCTCCTGATCGGCTTGCCGCTTTGCTTACAGCGTTCAGGTTATCTATCGCGTTTTGCCTGCGCCGAGCTTTCACCGGTGGGAGCAACCCAGCTTTCGCCCTCAGCCGGACTTGAACCGGCACTCCAAGGCTCTTGCCATTGAGCTACAAGGGCATATAAGGCTCATGCTTTCTGCCTCGCAAGTTTATTTGGCAAGCCATACCAGCACAAGCCTGTTCAGAATCCGCCACATGTTACGCACTGTTAGTAGGCTCGTGGCGGTTGCCTAACGGGGAACACAATTGCCGCGTCCGGCCCTGCTACCTTTACCCGTATCATCGGCATTGGTACTGCACATAGGTCTTGCACCTTTGCCACGCCGTAGCTTGCGGAACGCAGCGCCCTTGCCGTATTGACTTGTCAGGCCAAGTTTGCGGCTGGCTATGCAGCATATAAAATAGCGCCGCATTCGGAGTGACAGCGCCAGCCTTGACCCGGCACGGTTCTGCTGAACTTACCCGCCAGCAGATGCGGGGAAAAGTTTTGTCCCTTACGGATAGGACAGGCCAATTGCATGGCCTTGGAGCCGCACATAGGTCTCACACCATTTCTACGCGGTCGCTTCTAAGCGTAGCGCCCTTATCTTGCGATTGGCTATGCGGCATATAAAATGCCGGTCTTTCCCGGCTGCCAGCTATGAAAACAGGAGAAATGAAAACGGCAAAGAAAGGAGGTTTCCGCTATGCCGTAGGCTGTCCCGTTCCTACATCATCCAGCATATCTATAATAGCAGGTTAAAAGTGAACTGGAGTGCACAGATTTTCAATTGCAGCGCGATGTAATTTCTTTGCCCATCGCTCGGAAATATTTAGACTTATCGCAATTTTCCACCAATACGGTGTGCCAACAATATACCGTTCCCGCAAAACGTCCCGTTGCATTTGGTCTTGAACAGAGTTTATTGCTGTTTCGATTTCTTCCCTTTGCATCTCAGTGTCAATAATCTGCTTGTATAGAGCTTCTTGACGCTCCATGATTCTGCAAACGGCATCCTCGATTTTATTTTTACCGCCAGCAGACACCACAACGGGGGACAATGCTTTCGTGGTCGCTGTTGCCCGTTCACGTTCGCTCTGTATCTGCTGGCGCAGCTGTCGTTCATGATTCCTGCTGCGTTGGTATCTCCATAGCCACGTTTTCTTTTGGTTGAATTCTTCTCGAGTCATTGTTTCTCCTTTCTTCCAGTTTCATGCAGCGCGGCATCGTGCAAATATTGCCATTTTTCCACTCGCATGTCGCGCAAAGATGTTCTCGGTCGTATTCATCAATTAGTTGCTGTTTTGTCATGGGGTCACCTCCGGGGGTTCGGGTAGCGGCAGTTCTGTCCATGCGAGGACTTTTGTGTTAGTTCCATGCGTAGGCTCACCGCTCCATTGACCATTGAAAAAATGCCCACGATCCATTGTGCGGTACATGCAGTTGTAGTTGCCATAACGGAAGTATTCGTAGTAACACAGGTATTCTCCGTTTTCTTTGGGCGGGTCATTCTGTGCATCGTGCCAAACGGTTGCTTTAGACTCCTCAATAGCATCTAGTTTTTCTAATGCATCGCGGATCACCTTGACGCCGTTTTTATAGCAGTCATATTTGTGGCAGTCGCCCTTATCAAGGCTACATGTGCAATCATCGCAAAAGCCGTATTTTATGGCGATGTTAAAGGCTCGTTCGTAGGTTTTGTTAGTCATCGCGTGTCTCCTTTGGCGGTTCAGGGAGCGGCATCCAGTGGGTGACGTTTTTTGTTTCTCCCACATCGGAGCTCCATTTTTTACCATCGTAACAGCCAACGTAAGGACTGTACCCAATTATTGGGCTGAATTTACCGAAAAACATAAGTGCAGTATAAGGCTTAGGCAGTCTGTCTTTAACGCTTATCCACTTGCCGCAAACGTCTTTGTATGGTTTAACCTGATATACAGCAGCAAGAGCATCAAGAACCCGCGCACCAACTGGCGTATTTGATTTAAAAGGCAAATGCTCGCCAATGCACCTCTGTCTGATTGCTTTTAACGCATCGCCGCGCAAAATCAAATCATTGTTGTCATATTCTCCATTTATCATTTTATCTTTTGCCTTTTGGATAGCTTCAGCAATCCTATCTCCATCAAGTACAATGCTTTTCATCTGTGTTCACCATCCTCGCGCCACAATTCTGTATGTGCTGTCGATTGCGTTTGGGCAAATCGCAATCACGCCGCCCATTGTTTTTGCGTTTGGGAACATCTTCAAAAACTCACTCTGGCGGGTCTTGACGGGGTGCTCTTTTGCCCATTGCTCGACAATCGGCACAGCATTTTCATAACCTTCATATCTGTTTGCAGCTGCAATACAACCATCTTTGCTGTCCAATATACATTCAAAACAACCGTCTTGGCTTTTGCACAATCTGTGTAGAGTTTTTACATATTTAACTGCGTCCATTAGTCTCACTCCTTACCAATCTGCGTTTATAACCACAAAATCGCCGTTTTCTATGGCGCAATCGACCAGAATCTTAATGCTTACCCAACCGAATACATCGTGTTCTCTTGCAAAAGTTACAAGGTCTTTTGCCTGTTCGGATGTGAGCGTCATATCTTTTCCATGAAAATCGCGTTCTGGCTCTTTCTCGCGGATTTCATAAGGCACATAATAGCCTATTTTTTCGAGATACTCTTTCCAGACACGTCCGCCGGAATACTCATAGTCTTGCATTGTGTCTTTGATTGGCTTGCCGCAGTGCGGGCATTTTCCAACATCGTAGCGGCTAACTGTAATATCAAATCCCATTGCGATTACTCCTTATCCAGTCCGCGGGCTACATACTGCCCATAGGTCAGGCCCAGGGCGGCGGCTTCGCGGGTACATTGCTCAATGGGTTTTATGGTTTTCTTCAGGCAGGGATGCGCGGCGGGTTTCTTGCCTTTTTTCAAGACACCGGCATCCCTGCGGCGCTGGTAGGATGCCTGCGCGCTTTTGATATTGCGCTTGCGGATGCAGGAATCGCAATAGCGCTTTGTGGCTTGTACGTCCCACATGATTTTCCCGCAGGTCTTGCAGAATTTTGTTGTGGTCATAGCGGCTCCTTTGTTTGGGGTGCTTCAATGCCGATGCTTTGCAACGTTACCTGCGCCCAGAGGTCGGCAAGCTGGTCATTGCGGTACTCGTTGTATTTATCAGCAACGGGGCCTGTCATTACATCCTGAATCCGTTTCAGGGTGCGGGGAGAAAGACCGACCTGATAGCACGCCAGCAGACACAGATAAGTGGCGCGGGTGGCAATGTCGTTGCGCTCCTTCATGACAGCCTCCTGCGCACGGCTCTGGATGCCCTGAATTTTAACTTCTGCATAAGCGTTTATGGCTTTTTGCATGGCCGGGGTGGGATGAAGTCTGGCTTTCATGTATTTCAACTCTTTCCTGTTTTGTACAATCCGTATTTTCTGACATCGCGGCGGATTTTAATTCCGCGCTCTGCATCTGCCGCGTCCGCTGCGGAATCTGCAAGCCGCTGTGCGCGGATTTTTTTCAAACATGGCCGCATACTCTCCGTAGCGATTACAAGCGCTGTGGCAGTGTGCATGGAGGTCTGGGCAGTCTTTACACGGGCTGTTCATCGTCCGACATCTCCTCGATAAAAATTTCGGTGCGGGTGTTCTCTTTGTCGTACATAACGCGGCTGCCGTCCACGCTGGCGATGATGGTATTATTGTCGTCGGCAAGGATTTTGGCGGCGACAAGCACGTCATGGGCAGCCTCCATTAAGTTCGTGAGGTCTACTTTGCGGCGGGTCGGCATATAGAATACCGTGGCGACGCGGTAGCGGCCCGACAGCGGGGCTTTCGGCTTTGGGGTGAGATACCACATAGCGGCCTGTTCGTACTTCCTGTACTGCCTGCTTGGGGCAATGAACGGCTTTCCTGTACGGCGGTTGGTAAGTATCTGCTGGGAGTTCTTTTTTGTAATGGGGGGCAGGGAGATAATGTATTTTTGGATCACGGTACAATCTCCTTTACTTTCGCGTAATACTTCTCGCTGTACCAGATTTCCGTCAGGCGGGGATTTTGGGTGTATCCTGCGGTACGCAGGGCGGCTTCAGCGTTCCAGCGTTTGGAATACAGGCGCTTGGAATGGGTGATGTCGCCGGTAGAGCGGGAATAGGTGATGATTTCATACTTTGGCATGCAGTATCAGCGCCTCCTGCGTATTTACCTCGTCGCGCTGAATTTTTTGATAGATCGGCGTGTCAAAGTGCAGGCACGCATGGCAGGTGCGGGCGAACAGGACGTCAAAGGATTCGATTTTGTGCGGGAGAAATTCCTCTGCCGCCGTGCGCAGTTCGGCAACGGTGGGTGGGAATTTCAGTGTGGTGGCCAGATTTGCCGCACCGCTCTTGGCCGCCTGCAAGGGGACATCTTTCAGTGCTGTGGCCCAGGCTTTTGTCATTTCGTCCGGGTCTTTTCCGCGCATGAGGTTTGCCCAGTAGTTGGTACAGGACAGCAGAAAGACGGCAGTTTCCTGTTCAGTCATCGGTGGTCACTCCTTTCGCGAGCTGCTTTAATCGCTCCATTGCGGCTGCGGTGTCGGTCTGGCGTGGCGTGGTTCGGGCCGCTTTAGCATTGTCGCGCTTTGCCTTGAAAGCTTCCACAGTGTAGATTCCTTCCTGCTCACAGCGCGCCAGGATTTGGGATATGTAACTCCAACGCCGGGAGTTATGAACGGCGGCTTCTTCTATTGCCTGACAGATGATGGCGGATGGAAATTTTTGCAGGGCCGCTTTGATTTCATCGTATACAGCGCGGGGGATGGAACCACAGTTCTGTTCATAGCACTGAATGCAGTCGGATAAATCCTGGTTATACAGGTCACATCCGGCGTCGCTGGCAGCAGTAGTAGCTATATATTCTTTACTTCTTACCTTCTTAGTATTAGAGGGTTTGTCGCTCGTTTGTCGCTCGTTTGTCGCTCGTTTGTCGCTTTGTTTGTCGCAAGCCTGATAATCAGCGTAATTATTTATCGTGTAGATTGTAAATTTTGACGTTGATTTCTTTGTCACTTCGTTTGTCGAAATTAGCTTACTTAATGCTGTGCGGATTTGACGTGTTGTAAGCCCAAGTCTGACTTCCATTTCCTTTACAGTGGTAACAACTTGCCCGCGTTCCAGAGGTATGCCGCGATAGAATTTATCCTCGTAGCTGGCAATCAAAAGCAAGTGAATGAACACATCTTTGGTGGGGCCGTCATCATACCAGCCCCATTCGAGCATTTTTCTGTACAGCTTGATGAAGCCCTCGTTAGCCATTTTTCAACACTCCAAGTAATATTCTGCGACGCGGCACAGTCTGCCGTAACGGTTGCGGCGCTGCACCATGCGGGAGGCCACCGGGACACCCCGGCGCTTTAGGTCTGTGATGCGGGAGGCAAGGCGGCTGCATCCGAAGTCCTCGAGCGCGTCCAGCGCGGTCAATGTGCCGCCGGATTCCAGCACGGCTAAAATCTGGTCAAGTTGGCTCGGCTGCTTTCTTTCATTCGTTCTTTCTTTCATGACGCGCACCTCCTAGAACGGCAAATCCCCCTCATCCTCAATGAGGGCATAGTCGTCAGACTGGCCGGAAGAATAGGAAACGTCGGGCATGCCCTGCGTGCGCTGTGAGGGGGCTGCGGGGCGCTGTGCGGCGTTCTGCGGGGCAGGGCTGGTGCTTTCCTTACTGCCGCAGAAGCTCACGTTCTGGGCCGCGATTTCAACGGCTGTGCGGTTCTGGCCGTTCTTGTCCTGATACTGGCGCGTCTGCAAGCGGCCATCAATGGCAATCAGCGCACCTTTGGGGAAGTATTTGCAGACAAACTCGGCTGTCTTGCCCCAGACGGTGACATCGAGCCAGTTCGTCTGTCTCTGGCCGCTGGAATCCTTATAGCCGGAATCGTTGGCAATGCGGAACGAGCAGACGGACTTGCCGCTGTTCGTGGTTTTGAGTTCCGGGTCTTTGACCATGCGGCCGATAATAGCAACAACATTCAACATAGGTTAGTCCTCCGTAATATCGAGATAGTTTTTATAGAAACGGCTGCGGAAGTCAGACACCGTCCAGTGATAGTAGACCATTGCCTGATACTGCCCAAATTTGTGATAGTAATCTTGTTTTTCGCCGCTTTTGTGAATAGCGGCGTGGCATTGCGGGCAGACGTTGATCCAAAGCCCGAATTGTTTGGACTTGCTGCGCAAAGCACCGCCGTAAATCTCGTGCCGGACTGTCAGGCCTGTACTGCGACAGCGGTAACAGGTGCCATCCTCACAAAAGAAAATCGTTGGCGCATAGCCGTTCTTGTCCAGCTTGGTTCCGTATTCATTGCGTGTCGGTCGGCGCATCGTCTGTCAGTCCTTTCAATTTTGCGATTTCTTCCGGGGTCATGGTGGGGATGCCCTGCTGCTGACATTCCTGCACAATCAGTTCAATGAGGCGGTGCATCTGTGAGGGGTCGAACTGGGAAGAGCCGTACCAGCATTGCAGGCTGTAAAAGGTGCCTTGCGGGGTGGTCATTTCATCGAGCTTGTGAACCTGCCAGCCCTCGCCCTTGCTCTCCCCGCCGTTTTTAAATGCCTTTGCAGCATCGGCGCGGAGGGTGACAAGGGCGGAACTGCCGCCGATGTCGCGGATCAAGTTGCGGTATATGTCCAGCACAGGGCGGTTGATTTTGGCGGAAAGCTGGTTCATGAGCGCCCATGCGTAAGCGTTGGCCGAAAGGCTGCGCTTTTGCGTGGCCGTGCCGATGACGGCGGCAAGGGGCTTGCCCTCGTCAATGATGGCGCGGGCTTTGTCACAGTCAGCCGGGGAACATTCCAGCGTAATTGTGTTGCCGATAACAACGGCTGTCTTGATGGCAATTTGCTGCTTCATTTCCAAGCCTCTGCAATCTGCTGACCCTGCTTCCAGTCCTCTGCCGTGAAGTCCTTAGAGGGCTTGCCGATGGTTTTTGCAATGAGTTTCCACGCATCATTTTCATCGGCGTTGTTCTTCTGGCAGTAGGATTTGACAGCACGATGGCACTCGGCGCGGGCGGCAAGGCGGGCGGCGGCGGGGGTTGGCTTTTCCTGCTGCGGTGCGGGTGGCTGCCCCGGCTCATCTTCATAACGTTCCTTAAATTCGTCGGCTTCGCTGTCTGAGTAGATGCCGTCAAATGCCAGCTTACAGATTTTAAGAACAACGCGGTCAAACAAACGTTTGTATGCCATCGCATAAGGGTAAGCATTCTTACAGTTCTGCGCGGATGCTTCGCCAACCTCATACAAGCCTTGTGCCTTATTTGCATAGGTAAAAACAAGCGAATTTCCGTATCCGGATTTGTCGACAGACACACAATCCGGGTTAAACTTGTCCTTTTCCGGCATGTTATCATTGATTTTCAGGCAGGCGTTGTGACTGATGATAAGGCCGGTATACATCATTTTCCCGGTTTTGGTTTCGTTCATGAGAATCCAGAAGTCTGCCTCGTTAAGGTAGGGCCGTTCCTGAATGGCCTTTATGGCTTTGGCACGGCTGGCAAGGTATTTCGCGCTCTGCACGACAGGGATTTGTTGCCGAGTCTTGAGAGAGTATTCAGAAGTTTTTTCGTTAAACATCAAATAGATTCTCCTTCCGGGTCGGGGGTGGTGAGGTGGATGCGGTAGCAGGCAGTTGGCGGCTGGGTGGTGCAGGGCTTGCGGGTCTTGAGGTCGTAGAAGTAGACCGGAATGCCGTCTGCCAGAAAATAGGTGCTGTTCAGGCCGTATTCATGTTTTGCGAAAAGCGGTACAAATGCGCCGATACTCTCGGAATAGATGCGGCGGGCAGCCTGCACGGCGTTAAAATAGCAAGCGCTGATGCCCTTTCCGGTGGGGATGAATTCGGAAAGATGCCGGCCCTTCAAAAGCGCGTGCGCCTGTTTCAGGGCGCTGATGTCGTCAATGGTCATTTAATAGTCCTCCATACAGCGGCAATCTTCCCACGGGTCGTCCTCTTGGACATCCTCCCCGGGGAAGTCGCCGGGGTTATAACACATATCACAGCCGATGATTTCCGTTCCGAATTTTGCGGGGATAAAGTAGATAGTTTCGCATTCTTCGCCGCAGACAGGGCAGCGGGGGCGGCGGGGTTCGTCAGGCGGGAAGGGGTTATCTTGATGCCCCCAGAAGCTAGTCATTCGTCGGCCTCCTGATTTTCTTCCTCATCAGAAAAATGCAGCTCCATCAAGTCGGCAATCGCAAGGTACTCTTTGGCGTATTTGCTGTTGCCGTGGGTTTTCTTGACGATTTCTCGGAACTGCGCCAAATCACCATAAAAGCAGCCGCACTGTACGCGGAGAATTTTATCCTTGCAGCGGAAAAATGTGGTTGTGCGGAAAAATCGACCAAAGCCTGTAACAACGGCGTAGTCCGCATTGCCGGAGACCCGCGCATCGCCGGAGACCCGCGCATCGCCGGAGACCAGCGCATCGCCATAGACCCACGCATCGCCGAAGACCCGCGCATTGCCGGAGACCCACGCATTGCCGTAGTGAGAGATGTTATCTTCCTTCTCAATAAATCCGCCGAGTTCTCCCTTCTCAACGTCGCCAAAAGCGACGAGAGCCTTAATACGGAACAGCTTCTTCCCGAAAATGTTCGTTACAAATTCGGCGGTCAGTTCAAATTTCTTCATGGCTGGATGCCACCTTTGGATACAGTCCGCACAGCAGATTCAGCGCCAGCAGGGCGGCGATGGTGGTGGGGATGTTGAGAGAACCGAGCGCAGCCAGCAGCAGAACCAAATCTGCGGTGATTGCCAGCTTGACGGCGGCGCGTTTCAGTGATACAATATTCATGTAATACTTTTCCTTTCTTCTCCTGCCGTGTCGGTGCTGCAACACCGATGCGGCTTTTTTATTTCAGTTCTTCCCACTGGAAACGCCCCTTGCCGCTGTTACGCCATTGCCCTAACCCGCGCTTTGTGCCGTAGTCGAGACACTCACGAACCATGTCTTCAAGCTTAGGGTCGAGACATTCGATTTCAAACTCTGCTGTTGCACCTGCGGGAACGCTCTCCGACTTTGCGATGCTGACACGTTCGCCCATCGGAGTTTGCGCCCGCAGGGGGCGCTCGCAGAAATCAACCTTCATGCCGTGCAGGACGTAGGGAATCTCGCGCGGGGTAACGAAAATCAAGCCATCAATTGCCTGTTTGTATGCCTTGATGACTGCGCAAGCCTTGCCGCCTGCATAGCCAGCCTTGCCCGCTTTGGCAAGCATTTTGCAGCTGTCCTTGAACATACCCTTTACCTGATAGTCGGACAGGAACGGCGTTCCGTCAGCGGTTTTGGGAAATACCGTAATGCGGTCTTCGGCGTTCTGGGCCTTGATATTGTCCACTTCTTCGGCGGTAAGGTCGCCGGTGGGGGCCTTGCTGGCAATGTAGGTGGCGAGAAGTTCTTCATTGCTGGGGCTGCTGCCCAAAACTTCTTCCAAAAGAGTGATTTTTACTTTCTTGGTGGTTGTCTCCTTTTTTAATAAAATCGGTTGCTTTTCGGTGCCTATGCCAGTCTACGCAATGCCTATGCGATGCGGTGCTCCGCCATGCCGTTGCGGTGCCATTCGTCGCGTGGCCTCGCCATTTCATTGCCAATCAGAGCAAGCAGCACAAGGCTTTTCCACTGCTAATCAAATCGGTGCCTCCGCAAAACCTTGCCGAGCTATGCCGTTGCTTTGCATCTCTATTCCCTGCAGCGCCTTGCCTTCGCGTCGAATCTCAATGCTATGCCTATGCTAAGCACCGCCGTTCCATTCCATGCCATCGCGTCGCAATGCAATGCCTTCGCGTCGAATTGCAGCACCCTGCCTCTGCCTTGCGCAGCTATTCCGAGCTATGCCTTTGCTGTGCTATGTACTTCCATTGCAATGCATAGCTATTCCTTATCATTGCCTTGCACATCTATGCCGATGCGACGGTTTGCGTAACGCCGCGCCGCGGGGAGGCGCATAGCCTCTGCGAAACGACGCGCAGCTTCGCTTGGCCCCTGCTTATCGTTGCCATGCCGCTGCCACGCAACGCCGAGCAAATCCATAGCTAAACAAGGATTGCACGGAGTTCTGCAAGCACGTTGTCGATGTGCTCTTCACGGGTAGGCATAGCGGCAGAAGATTTGCGCACATCCGCCACCGGGTAATACGTTGCAAATTCGTCAAGCGTGATGCCCAGTGCGGCGCATGCTTTTCCAACCTCTGGCCAGCGCCAATCATTGGCGCCGTTAATGCGGTTTGACATCTGCGTTTTAGACAAGCCGCAGACATCTGCAAGGCGTTGTTTGTTGTAGCCCTTGCTTTTGATAAGAGCCGTAAAAGCAAGGTTTGTCATGGTGGTTACTCCTTTCTTTCTGCGATCAGTTCACTTACAGACGCTTTCATCTTTCTAGTTATCGGCTAGCAAGTAATCAATCGGCACGCCGAAATAGTCAGCCACTTTCTTTAGCGTCGTGATGCTAGGACCGTAAGGCGATTTCTCCCACTTGCCAAGTGCGCCGTTTGAGATTCCGGCGCGTTCCTCAAGGATTGTGCGAGAAATATTGTTTTTTCGGCACAGAGCATCAATTTTCGAAATATTCACCTAGCAAAAGCTCCTTTCTAGTTGACTATTGCTAGAAAATATGCTACTATGAACTTGCGAGATTTATAACAGCATATTTTTAGCTAGTCCGCTGGATTTTAGGGGGCTTGGTTCTTTGTTGCCCTCTATGCTATCTATTATACTAGCTTATCGCCTAGTAGTCAATAGACTATCACCTAAAAATATGCACAAATAGTCTAGGTGATTTTTGTGGATAATGTTAAAACTGTAGAAACCATTCGTGCCCTGTGCAAAAAGAAAAAGACTAGCTTGACTAGGCTAGAGGAAAAGCTCGGCTTTTCAAATGGGTATATCGGCAAAATGGCAAAGAGGCCAAATTCCCCGCCTTATGACAAACTGGTCGCAATAGCTAACGAGTTAGGAGTCACCGTTGCCGACCTGACCGGGGATTCCGAAAAAGAAAAAAAGCCCGCCGCACAAGGCGATGGGCGTAGGGAAAGACTTTCTAAGCTGTCTTATGAAGACCTCTTGCTTTTACAGGAAGATGTTATAGCTGAGTTGAGAAAACGGGGGCAAAAATGAGCTTTGATGAAATTGCCCTCAGTTCAAAAGAACTGTCCGCCCTCAAACAAATTAACAAGGGGAGGAAAGCGAAAAAGCCTATCGGTACAATATACAATGCCGACAACAAAAACGACGTCGAAATTTACTCCAGGCTTTCCCATTGCAACCTTGTAAATATATACGCATCTAAAGAGAATACGCGGCGGGTCGTTATAACAGATACAGGGAAGGATTACCTGCAATACAGAAAATTGGATTTTTATCGGTTTTGTTCGAGGTCGATTTGTGTCCCAATATGCGTATCGATTGCAACAACACTTGTAACAAATTTTATTGCAGCAATGTTAGCAA